AGGGCAGCGAGGCGCCGTAGTACGGCTCGCGCCAGGTCTCGACGCCGGCCAGCACCTGATACGACGTGTCCGAGGCGCGGCCGATCTGCGTGCGCGTACCGTCAGGCGCGATCTCGTAGATCAGGTAGTAGCTCGGCAGGAAGCCGCGCGTGTCGGGCACATCCCACTGCAGGTAGGCGTCGGCCTTCGGAATGCGGCCGTCGAACCATGACAGCACGCGATAGGTGAGGTTGCGCACCGGCTGCGGATCGAACGACTCCGTGCTGCCTCGCTGCGGCGTGTAGGGCGGAATGGTGCCGCGCTCGGCGTCGTAGATGCCCGGTGCGTACTCGATGAAGTCGATCTGCGCCGTCAGGTCGTTGCCGGGATGCACCGCCTTGACAAAGTACTTGCCTTCGACGCTGCCATAGGTGCCGTAGAGCAGCAGGTCGCCCGGCTTGGCGGTGGCCGGGATCGCGCTGCAACTGAGCGTGCGGTTGTTGATCACGATCGCCGCGATGACGTCGGAGATCACCGCCTGGTCGGAGCGAAAGCGCACGCCGAACGGCAACTCGAACATCTTCATGTCCGAATCGAGCGTCACGGTCGTCTCGCTGATGGTCTCGATGCGCGCCGACCAGCCGCCGACCTTCAGCACGTCATGCGCCACGACCACCAGGTCGCCGCGGGTGCAGATGATGTTCTCGATGTCGGTCGAGAGGCTGAACTGCTCCTGCTGCAGGATGCCGCGGCCCAGCGTCACCCGGCCGTCGCGGATCGCCTGCTCCCAGGTCGTCACGCCGAAGGTCTGGTAGTCCTCGAACAGCGTGGCGTTGGAGACGTCATAGCCGGGCGAATAGACCACGCCGTCGGCCTGCTTGTAGTCGGCGCTCGGGTCGATCCACTTCACGCGCAGCCCGTGCGGGATGGCGAGGAAGGATTTGGTCGAGGTCAGCCCCCACGAGTTGCGCGGCGTGAAGGCCTGGACCGGCGTCAGGTTTTCCTCGTCGATGATGACCGAGTACTTGTTGTCCTTCATGGTCGGCATGGCCCGGCCATTGGACGCCACCGACGACAGCAGTTCCCACAGCGTATAGGTCTTGTCGACCACGAAGTCGCAATAGGCGTTCGGCTGGCTGAAGCCCGGATCGATGCGCTCGTTGCGCTCCTTCCAACGCTTGAGCGTGGCCCAGTCGATGCGGTCGTCTGGCACCGGCCGCTTGTTGCCCGGACCGCGCAGCAAGTCGAGGTAGATCTCGGCCGGATTGCGTGTCGGCTTGTAGACGAGGCCGTCGCCTTCCCAGCCGGGCAGGATCGAGGTCGCCAGCGCATTGAGGTTGTCCAGCGTGCCGCTCAACTGGTCCGTGGCCTTGATGCGGATCTCGAGCAGCGTCGTCGGCACTTCGGGCGCAACGGGCGCCACGCCGGCCGTGAACGACTTCACCGTGACGATGGCGCGCTGCCCGGCATAGCGGGTATCGGCCGGCACCGGGTCGAGTTGCCTGACCTGCACGTCCCATTGCCCTCGATGCGGAAAGCCGATGTGGATCGCCGCGATGAACGGTTTCGCAGTGGCCCGCGAGACGTACCAGGTGTCGCGCGCCGGATCGCCCGCAGTCGTCGGCACCCAGCCGCCGCTGTACGGCTTGCTCCAAGGAATCGTGTACGGCAGCGGTGCGGTGAGGTTCAGCGTGCCGAAGTCGGCGCTTTCGACCGTGGCCGTGTAGCCCGCCATGTTGATCCACGAGCCCGGGCTCGGCTGGATGCTGTTGTCCCACTTGGCCGCGAACCCGTATTGCTTGCCGGCCGGGAAGACATAGCTGTTGAGGCTGTTGCTCCAGTCCATCTGCAGCTGGCCGCTGGTGGTGCTGTTCAATCCGCCTTCGCTGGGCGAGACCCAGTCGGCATTGCCGAGCGGCAGCCAGGTGCTCGAGGTGCTTTCCTTGAAGTAGATTTCCTGCGACGACATCCGGCCTTCGATGCCGCCCTTGTCGTTGAAGTAGCCCAGCCCTTGCAGGTACGCAATATCGACCAGCGCCGAATCGGTGTCGGGCCGCGTCGTGACCACGGTCGGCACGTACTGCACCAGCGTCAGGCTGTAGCCGTCCTGCCAGACGTCGGTCTTGTAGAAGTCCAGCGGCTGCCCGGCGAGGTACGAATTGTGGATGCTGACCTGCACGTCCTTGTAGTTCCAGATCGAGGTCGTGCCGATTCGGATGTCGTCGATCCGCACGGGCGAATAGCCGAACGAATAGATCGCGGTGAAGTAGTTGTTGTCGCCCTCGACCGTCGTGTAGGGCAACGCTGCGATATCCGGATAGACGCGGTGCCGGCCGTAGACCTTCATCAAAGGTCCGTAGGGACGAACAGGGTTCGATTGCCCGCCGATGGAGTAGGTGTTCGATTGCTCGTTCGATTCGGCCGCGGTCTTCTTGATCGACGGCGGCTTGAAGATCGCGTGCACCGCCAGGTTGCCGATGATGGCGATGCCGGCCGTCAGGGCACTGAATGCGAGGCCGGACGTGGTGCCCAGGATTGCCGCTGCTGCATAAGGCGCTGCGATGGAGACGGCAATCGAGGCAATGATGGCGAGCGTCGCCTTACTCTTTTGCCCGCCATGCAGCCGGACGGTGACGAGCACCACCGCCCCGTCCTTCGGCTTGATGCGCTGCCACCAGTCGCGCGGCATCATCTCGCCGTTGACCAGCACCACCACCTGCTGGATGACGCCCTCGGGCCACGGAAAAGCTGCCACCATCTGGGCCAGGGTCGTCCCCGGCGGCACCGTCAGGCGTTCCGCGTCGCGGTCACTCAGCAGATGCGGGCGGATTACGACTTCCATCGAAAGATGCCCTCGATCCGATTGCGCCACGCATTGGACAGGTAGCACTCGCGCACCGTGCCGCGACCTTCCATGCAGTGCAGCATCCAGCCCGGCTCGACCACCAGGCCGGCATGGATCGGATGGCCGGCGAGCTTGAGGATCACGACATCACCGGGCACTTCCTGTTCGGCATCGACGTTGCGCCAGTCCTTCGAGTTGATGCGGATGGCGCGCGTCACGCTGTCCTCGGCCTGCGCGGATTCGTAGCAGTCGAGATACGACGGCACGTTGTGGCCGAAGTAGTTGCGCGACAGGTAGTAGATCAGGCCCCAGCAGTCCCAGCCGGACGGGCTGCGGCCCTTGTCGCGGTACGGCACCCGGACGTACTTAGAACAGACCCGGGAATGTTCTGGGCTCATAGATGTCCCCGGGGAATTTCTGGTTCAGCGGGTCATCGCTCATCAGCGTGCCCTGGATGGTCGATTGGTCCCAGGTGATCTCGCGCAGGATCAGGTCGGTGAGTTGCATCTCGACCAGGTCGGGCTGCGCCGAGACGACGAGCTCGACCATGACTTCGATGGGCTGCGTGATGCTCCGGATCAGGTCCACCAGACCCAGATCGACGTTGTCGATGGTGAGTGTGCAGCCGGGCGGTGCTTCGTCGGTGTCTTCGGGCCACGCGAACTCGAAGTAGCAGGCTGTGAAGACATGGCCACGGCTCGTGATGTCCACCGTGTTGAGCGCGGTGCGGTATTGCGTGCCCGAAACCGGATCGGTGAGTGTCAGCAGCAGCAGGAATGCGTCCGGCGTCTCGAGCGCCAGGATCGAGCGGACGGCGGTGGCACTGAAGGTCCGCATCGTGCGCCTAGGGCATCAGTTCCCAGACCATCGTGACCTGCACCGCCATCGGTCCCATGTCCGAGAAGTCCGGGCTTTCGATCATCCGCCAGACGCTGGCAACGCCGGTCCACGGGTGCTTGAAGTTGAAGCGCCCGACGCCGCCGTTCAACTGGATGTAGAAGAAGTCGTCGAGGATGTCGTACTGGTTGATGTGCATCTGCATGCCGACCTGCGCGCGCACGACCCGCTGCGTGAAGCGGCGCCGCACCTTGGCCGGGCCTTCCTCGACGTTGGTGCGCACCGTCACGGGTTCGGCCTTCTCGCTGTACGTGCCCGCGCAGTCCGGCAGTCCGGCGGGCCAATCGATGCCAGTCGTTGCCATCACTGCCCCTTTCGCGTGACGCCGTAGGAGGTCGAGAGCACGCGGTCGAAGCGGCCCTTGCCGATGCTGCGCTCGACCGCGCTATCGACCATGATCTGCAACTGCTTGTCGCCCGTGGACGATTCGGTCTGCTCGACCTTGATCCTCGAGCCGTTGTTGTTGATGACGTTGACGGTGACGGGCGACGACGAGACGCCGAGCTTGCCGCTCTTGCTGCGCATCAGCGGCGCCACCGCTTCCGCACCGGCTTCGCCCATCAGGCCGATGCCACCACCACCCATCGCAAACATGGTCGGGCCGCCCACGACGCCGCCTTGAGCGAATGGCACTACGCCGCGCGGGCCGAAGACGTTGCCCTCGGCCGAGGGCTTGAAGAAGCTTCCGATCCCGCTGCTTGCGGCGTCGCCCACAGCCTTGAAGAAGGGATCGATGGCGCGCTTCAATGCCAGCTTGGCCATGTCGGTCAGGATCGACTTCACCATGTCGGAGAAGTTGAGCTTGGCGCCGAAGCAGAACTCGGCAATCGCGTCGGCGGAATTCTTGGCGAAGCCTTCGATCTCCTGCTGCAGCATCTTGCCGAGCTCCTGGATCTCGCTCGTGGCGCCGGCTGCGTTCTTCCTGATCTTGGCGAGGTAGTCCTTCTCGAGCTTGTCCACCGCATCGACCAGTTGCTCGCGCTGCGCATCAGTGACGCGCGGATCGGTGGCGAGCTTTGTGATTTCCTCGAGCGAGCGGATGTATTCCTCGTGCGGATCGCCCATGTCGATGTACTTCTGGCGCAGCTTCTCGAATTCCTTCTGCTCCTTTTCCATCGCTTCGACGTGCTTGAGCCCCGCTTCGACTTCCTCCTTTTCGGCGCGCACGTTGCGGTCGCGCAGGTCGGCCACTTGCGCCCGGGCTTTTGCTTCGGCGTAATGCGAAGCCACGCGCTTGTCGGTGACGTCGATGTTCTTTTCGAGGATCAGGAATTCCAGCTGCTGAACCTGCGACAGGTTCTTGACCTGCACACTGGCCTTGGTGACCGAGTCGGTGTAGGCATCGAGTTGATCGATGGCTTTCTCGGTCGGTGACTTGCCGGTCTTGCCACCGCCCAGTTCGAGCTCGGGTACTCGCGCGGCGACCGGCTTGGGCGGTCCCGCCTGGTTGACCGCTTCCTGCGCCTGCTTGTAGTTCTTGCGCAGGTTGGCCACGGCATCGTCCGCCGCCTTGCCGATGTCCTTGAACTGCTCGACCGCCATCTTGAGCACATCGGAATTGGCAAAGCCGGTCAGCGGATTCGCAAACTCCTTGGCAGCCAATAGAACGACTGCGAACTGCTGGATATAGGACTTCGCACGAATGGCGCCCTCGGCGATATTGATCAGCATGTCGCCGATCTGCGCGCCGGTTTCCCGCAGGCCCGTTGCGTTCGTGTGAACCTCGAGAAAGGTCGTCGCCAGCGCCGAGAGTGCCGGCACCATGCCTTCGACGATCATCTTGGCCGCGCCTTGCAGCGACTTCGACGACAGGTCGAGTTGATCCTTCAAGGCGTTGACAGCCTGCACGGTCTGCTCGCCGACGACCTGGCCCATGTCGCGGGCCTGCTTCATGTATTCCTTGATGCCAGCCGATCCCATGTTGAGCATCGGCAGCAATTCCGGCCCGGCCGACTTGCCGAAGATCTGCGCCGCAAGCGCCGTCTTCTGAAATCCGTCTTCCATCTTCGAGAAGGCGTCGGCCAGTTGCATCATGGCCTGGTCGGTGCCCATGTCCTTCGTGACGCCGAGCGCCTGCAGTGCCTGGCTGGACTTGGACTTCAGATTGCCCATGTTCGCCAGCGCACTCGATAGCTTCTTGATGCCGCTTTCCATCGTCTCGGCATTCGTGCCCGACATCTGCGCGGCAAAGGCCCATTCCTGCAACGCCTCGGCGGACATCCCGAGCTTCTGCGACTTGTCCGCCAGGTCGTCCATGCCGTCGATGATCGACGTGAAGACGCCTTTGACGACGCTGATGGAAACGTAGGCGGTGAGCCCGTCGAAGAAGCGTTTGACGGTCCCGATGGAGCCGTCGATCTTCTTTTCCAGCCGGTCGAAGGCATCGGCCTGCGCCTTGATCGCGGCAATCGCTTCGCGCGAGCCCTTGATGTCGTACTGGATGACGCGGGTGGTGGTTTCGGCAGGCATCTATTTCCCCTGGCCTTTCATCCCGATGGTGATCGCGGGCCAGCGTTGACCGGCCGGGCCGCCGCCGTGCTTCAGATCCACCCATTGATCGGTCATCCACAGCGCCGGATAGCGTTGCCGGCGATTGAGGGCGCGCAGCACCGCCTTGTGCATCGGCTCGGTGTACGTGCCGTAGACCTTGACGACTTCGGTCTTGGAGACGCGGTAGGCGCCTTGCTTCTTCTTGATCTGGCGCTGCTTGCCGAACGGACGCCAGAACAGTTTGCGGCCATAGGGCACGCCCGGCCCGACGACCGAGAAGGTGTCGGAAGTCTTCGACGCCTTGACCGCCTGCGCGATGCTGTCGCGGCCGCCGACCGGCGTGCCGTTCTTGTACAGCGCGTAGCTGGCGCGGGCGCGGCCGCTCTTGATGCGGGTCAGCTTGACCAGCAGTTCCCAGGTTTCATCGAGCGCCTGGATCAGTTGCGTCTGGTCGCCGTAGAACAGCTGCACCCGGAACTGCGTCTGCTCCAGCGGTGCGCGCCGGCCATCGACCAGCTGGAAGGAAACATTGCGCCCGCGGGATCGTTCTTCCTCGATGATGACTTCGGCCGTGTACTTGATGACGGCGGCCAGATCCTCGGGCAGCACTTCGCCCAGGAACGTGGCGACGTTCTTCGTCTCTTTTACTTTCCGGAGTTGGAGCGTTGCCATTTGCGAACCTGGATATCGGCAATCCTGACCACTGGCCAAAAGTCGGACACGTCGCAGTCATACACGTCGCACCAATGGGAAACCGCGCTGAAGGTGACCTGCCCGTTGAACGACCGCTCGGCGCTGACGTCCATGTAGCAGGACAGGTACGCCGCCAGGTCCGGGCGGTAGCGGGGTGCGTTCTCCAGCGCCTTGACCGGGATGCCCTCGGCCTGCATCGCTTCGAGGGCCTCGAGCGAGTCGCCCCACTCGATCCACCAGACCACCCGGTCGGCTATGCTTTTCCCGCTTCGTTGATTTCTTCTGCCTTGAAGTTGGCGAACTTCTCGGATTCTTCCTGCACGATCTTCCAGAACTCGGGAAACTCTCGGAACAGTTTCAGTGCCGTCTCGGGCGAATAGTCGAGCGCCGCGCCGTCGAGCTCGAAATCGCGCCAGCCGAGCACCACCGTCTCGGCATACACCTTCTGCAGGATCTCGTTGACGGTCTTGTTGTCGAGGCTGCCGGAATTGAGCGCGCGGCGGTACGGCTGAAAGCAGCGTTTCATTGCCTGCTCGTAGCGGATGTTGCCGCCGCCGGCCCGCGCCAGGCGGATGAAGGCGCCGTTCTGGAAATGCACCTCGATGCCGTCCTGCTCGAGCTCGGCATTGGTGGCAAAGGTCTTGCGCATGTCCATGCTGGACCTCGCTTCAGGCGGCGACTTCTTCAGCGACCGCGGGATAGGCTTCGGTGCCGGCGACTTCGACGCCCAGCGTCGCGGCGCCCGGTGCGCGCGTGATCGTGAGCGGCGTGCCCTGCGTCGTGTCGAGCAGCGCGGTCGCCACGCATTCGGCCAGCACGTCGGTGCCGGTGCCGCCTGCGACGACGTTGCACTGCGTCAGCTTCGCGCGATGCAGCGCGTAGTGATAGGTGTTGGGCGGCGTCGCGGCATCGGTCAGCGTGAAACTGATGTCGAGCTCGGTCTGCGCCGTCAGGTAGTCGAGCAGGCTGGCGTCGGAGTAGTACAGGCTGAAGGCAAACGTGATCTCGCAGCGGCCCATCGACATGTCGCGCGCGCCGAGCGTGCCGATGCACTCCAGCGCCCGATAGTTGTTGTTCAGCGTCAGCACCATCGACGTGAAGCACTTGCCCGTCGCCGGCACGCCTTCGATCACGATGTCGGTCACGAGCGGCGCCGTGAAGACCGGCCGCAATGCCGGCGAGACATAGGTGGCACCCGTGACGATGGCGGCTTCGGTGTCGTAGGACTTGCCGAGGATGTCGAAGGTGCCGGTGACGATGGCGTTGGGTGCAATCGTGAGCGTGAAGCCATTGATGATGCTGCCCGGGATGCGGTGGTAGTCGCTCACGCCGGTCGTGACCGGCAAGGTCTTTTCGACCGTGAACGACTTGCGCAGCGTGCCGACCTTGAGCACGTTCGTCGCCCAGTCGCTGCACATCGCACCCGAGAGGAAATCCTCGTACCAGACTTCCTTGGCGAGCTCGTAGTTGACGGTGCCCGTCACGCTGCCGCCCGTGAGGATCGAATCCTCGACCGAGCGTTGCGGGTTCATGCCGGCCGATAGCGCCGTCGTCGGCGCGAACGAGAGCGACTCGCCCGTGTAGCGCAGCACTTTGAAGGCCGGCGTTGCGGGCGTCGTCCCGTAGACGGTTTCCGGCACCTCGGCCAGGCGGACCAGATCGGCTGAGACAGGCATGGTCGTACTCCTTCAGGGCGTTACGCCGGCCACGACGTAATCCCATTCGTAATTGATGACGGTCGAGACATCGAGCCATTCGCCGTTGTCGGTCGGGAACAGCGCCGGCGGATAGGTGCCCTTCAGGCGCACATCGACCAGGTACGGGCCGTCGAAGTGCGGCCGGATCTGCTCGGCGTAGTCGAAGACGGTCTTGTCGCCCTGGCCACTGCGTCCCAGCACATGCAGAATGACGGCGCCCGATTCGCGGTAGCAGGCCGGATAGCCCAGGCTTACGCGTTCGGAGATCGTCGGCGGAAATTCGAGCGTCACCCAGTAGTCGGCGGCGCGGTTGAGATCGAGCACCTGGCCGATGGTTTCGTAGTACGGCAGCGGCGCCGCCGCAGTGACCACCGCCGTCTTGAAGACCTGGCGCGTGTGGCCGCTCATGAGGCACCTCCACCCAGCACGAAGGCCTTGAAGAAGTACGGCTCGCTCGCGTCGAAGCTCACGCGCGCGTCCTGCACCGTGTACGACTCGCCGATGTCGGAGATCAGCCGGTCGAATTTCAGCAGGTACTGGATGCCGGCCGAGCGGATCAGGGTCGGGTCGATGACGGCAAAGGCGTTGGCCTGCGTCTCGCTGTTGACGAGCTCGCCGGCCCGGATGCCGCGAAAGAAGACGAGCACGCCGGGGATCTCGACTTGGTTGCGCTTGAAGGTGAATGGCCGGGCCAAGACCTTGTGCAGCGCGAGCGGCGAGGGTCCGAGCATCTAGGCCGCCTCGAGCGATTCGCCCAGGAATTCGGACGTCGGCGGACCGCTGCAGCAGTGATGCGTGAATGCCATCACCGGCTCGATCCAGCCTTCGAGCGCGCCATCGATGATCGTGCCAATGGCTTGCGCGGGACTGTCCGAGACGCTGCCGAATTCGACTGAGCCGACGTCGGTGACGCTCACCTTCTTGGCCATGAAGCCGAACTGGTTGCCGGCCGTCTGCGTGGCCATCGCGGCGCGGATCGCATCGGCTACGGCCATCGTGAGCCAGGACGGCGGCAGGACGTGGTTGGCCTGGTACTTGACCTGCAGCGGTGACGTGCAGCATTCGCCTCGGCCCCAGAACTGGTCCGAGCACTGGCAGCCGAAGCGAAACCAGATCACGCCGTTCGTCAGATCGACCCGGTAGTCGGTGTCGGCAATGATGCCGCCTTGCGGAAAGCCGACTTCGAGCACTTCGATCACCGGCCGCTCGTTGAGGTAGACCTTGTGCAGCGGCCCAGGGAACGTGTCGAGGTAGATGCCGGCCTTGAACTGACGCCCGGTGCGCGACTGGATCGCCTGCAGCGCGATGTCGGCCATGAACAGGATCAGTACGTCCTGCGACGTGTCGTCCTCGGGGATGCCGAGCAGTTGCTTCAGCAGCACGAGCCATTCGTCGATCATGCTGTGGGCTCCTTGGCGGGATCCTGCGTGCCGCCGCCGGCCTGCGAATCCGACGGCTCGCCACCGGCTGCACTCGGCGCGTCGGCATTGGGCGGCGGAACAATCGGGGCCGGCGGTGCGGGCGGCTCGAGCGCCTGGCTCAATGGCACGTACTGCATCTGCACGCGCGGCTCGTCGCCGCCTTTGACGGGCGGATAGTTTTCCTTGGCGCGGATCTCGTTGACCGAATTGATGCCGGCGTTGATCGCCACCTGGTAGGCCTGGAAGCGCGTGTCGATCTCGGTCCTGAACAGCGTGTCGAGATCGAATTCCATGTACATCGACGGCCCGAAGTCGAAGAACTTGTCGAATGCGATCTCGATGGATTCGTAGTGCCACTGCAGCGTCGACTGGTAGTAGGTGCGCGCCAGTTGCTCGGAATTCTTGTAGCTGACCTTCGACAGATCGCCCAGCATGAACAGCGGCACGCGAAAGACGCGCGCGACGTCCTCGATGGTCCAGCGCAGGATGTCGATCAACTGCGCATCGGCGGCGGTCATCGTGAGGGCTTCCCACTTCAGCCCGTCGCCCAGCACCGCGACCTGTCCGATGTTGCCACTGGTGAAATTGGCCTTCCACTTCTCGGCCATCCGCTCGGCGGTTTCCTTCGAGATCTTGCCCGGCGCCGTGAGCACGCCAGAGGCGCGGCTCATGTTCTGAAAAAACGACTTCGAGTTCTGGATGATCGAAAAGCCCGCCGAGGCGCTGGCGCCGGCCGCGAACAGCGGCGAGACGCCGATCAGCGGATGAAAGACGGTCGCCATCCGGTCATGCAGCACGTCGGTGGCAGCCAGCAGCGGCAGGTCGGGATCCAATTGCGCCAGCGCGTTGGAATTGGCGCCGGCCGAGTTGACCTGGTAGTAGACCTCGCCTTCCCAGGTGACGAATGGCGCCACGGTGCGCGGGTCGAGGATGAACATCGACACGGGCCGATTGCTCAGGTCGCGCAGGAAAACGACATAGACGTTGCCGGCCAGCAGCTTGACGATGGTGTACTGCTGCACGAACTGCAGCCGGGTCTGGAATGGGTTCGGGCGCTTGAACAGGCGGCTCGCCCAATGATCCGGGCGCCAGGCGGCAATGCCGTTGGTGTCGATCTCGCGCGCCATGATCGGCACCTTCGAGACGTCGTCGGCGATCGTCATCACGCACGAATAGACGCCCGAGAAGGCCAGCGCCGTCTGCGCCGTGCACTCCTTGTTCATCTGCCAGGCGCCCGTGAACGGCTCGCGGATGGTTCCCAGAAAGCCTGACCCCGAATAGGCGCTCGGCGCGTAGCCGGACTGGGCCGGGCGCGCCAGGCCAGTCGGCGCCACCGCGGCGCGTGCCCGAGGCTTCAGAGGCCGCGTATGGCCGTTCGGGGTAAGCACTGCGCTCATGACCTGCCCCGCAGGTCGCGGCGGTCATAGCGGCCCGATTTGGGGCCTTCCTGAGGCCTTTCCTCCGTGGACGGGGAATCGATGCGCGATGCGAAGCCGACTGCGACCAGGTCGTTGGCTTCCAGTTCGGTCTCGACCTCGAAGGTATCCCCCGGCTTCAGAACCACGCCGTTGTGGACATAACGCACGTTGGCCCGAAGCACGATCATGGGCTAACTCCGCCGGCTCGGATCGCCCGGTGGCCGCAGAGGCGTCGGCGTCGGCGCGGGAGTCGGGCTCGGTTCGCCCTTGCCAGGCGCCTGCTGCGGATTGACCTGGGTCACGTCTTCGATCCAGCCGTTGGCCATGTACTGGTCGATGATGCCCTGGTCGGTGGCCTCGAAGACGCCGCCAATCGGGATCCATCGCTCGCCTCGCAGGTCGGTCTTGGGATCAACGGACGGATCGGTCGCCATCAGCGACGTCAGCGCGCGGTATTGCGGAGGGGGTGCGGGTGCGGGCATGGCTCATCCCCCGGACTTCTTCGGCGCATCGCCGCGGCCGAGCGGGCTCTGCGGCTGGCCCTGGCCCTGCTTCTGGCCTTGCGCCTGGCCTTGGCTCTGCCCCTGGCCCTGCTGGCTCTGGTCCTGGCTGGCGTCGGCGTCTTCGATCCAGCCCTGTTGCAGGTACTGCTCGGCCTGCTTCTCGTCGAGCTCGACTTCGGCGCCGGGCTGGTAGCTCTGCTCCTGCTTCCTGGCCGGGTCGCTCGACGTGTTCAGGATGACCGGCGACAGGACGCGATATTTCTTACCCATGATGGATTTCCTTCGGAAGAAAAGGCCCCGGGCTGGAATACTGCCAATCCACCCGGGGAAGGCGCGATTCAATAGGTGACGCCTGTCATGACCTGGACCGCAGCCTGGTGGCGCAGCATCCAGAAGATGCCCCGCTCGGCACGAATGCCCAGCAGGTTCTGCTGCCACAGCGACACGAGCGGCGCGGTCGGCGGCG